CAAGATGATTTACTAATTTTTCGGCATTGTCGAAAGTGGTTTGTATCTCTCCGAAATGCTCCTGTTCGTAGTCGTTGCAAATTCTTATTGCCTCAAACACGTTTAAACCGTGCTTTGTTAGCCAATTATCTGCCTTACAATATCCGATTATATAATAATCTTCGTTGAACATTGTGTAATGATTTTTATCTTCGTTGTTATAATCTTCAATATGAGATAATAATTCGTTTTTAATTGTTGCTATCATAGTAAAAATAATTTATAAAATGTTTATTGTTAGTGCAAATATAAAGCAAAACTATTTAATAAAACAAACTTTTTTTAAAAAATATTTACTTACATCAAAAGTTTTCTTTTAGTTGGCTGATAGTCAATGACTTATGAAATGAATTTTTTTTTAATTTTTATTTGTTTTGTTTTGATTTTGTTGAGGTCGTGCAGTTATAAACGCAAGGCGTTAAGTATCTTTTAAATAAAAATACGGGGGAAGGGGGACACGGGCAACGGGGGAAGGGGGAACGATACCCCCAAACGAAACGACAAACGAACGCGTGTGTGCGTGTGCGTGTGCGTGTACGTGTGTGGTCGGACTGCCTCAGGAAAAACCCAAAAAAGTACAGCAAAAATTTTATTTTGATTCGACTTCTCGCCAGAAATATTGACTTTTTTTTTAGGGGGTAGCAAACGTATAGCGTAGTATTATCCTCAACCCCTGAGTATCTAAAAAAATTTATTATCTTTGTGTAAAAATAAACGTTATGGGATACAAGCAACTATATAAAGATCCAAGCACTAACAACTATGTAGACGGACTCTACGTTAGAAACGGAAGATTAATAAACGACAGGCCTGATGGACAAAGCGGAATAGCAAGAGCAGCGTCTATTAAAAGGTCTATAAAGAACGATCGTAAGATTAACCAAATAGCTGAAGCAATACAACTTGCTGAGGACAAAAAGAACTTTAACCAATTAGAGTTTTAAGAAATTAAGATCCCTATTTGTTCTGTTTTGATTTGAGTAGAAAAGGAGTTTCCATAGTGAAGCTCTTTTTTTTGTCATTATATTACTCTTTTGTGACAATTTTGTGACAAAAATAAAATATATAAATAACTAATAATCAGATAGTTATAATCAAAGTGACAGAAATGACAGTTTTTTTCTATTATTTATACATATAAAAAAAAGAAAGTAGAGTAAAAGTATATAGTCTATAAAAACACATTTCAGTTTGTCATTTGTCACTTGCATAATTAAAATATTATTTATACATTTACCTAAATAATAAAATCTAATATAATGAGTCAGCAAGGTTATATACCAAAAGATTTGCATTTCAATGAAGAGGGCAGATCTAAATTAGTTTCCGGAATATCAAAAATTTCAAACGCAGTTAAAAGTACATTAGGCCCACGCGGTAAAACGGTGATAATAGAATCAACCGATCACTTGCGTGGAATGACTATCACCAAGGACGGTGTGACCGTAGCACGTAGTGTGTTCTTGGATGACCCCGTAGAAAACATAGCAATACAAATGATGAAGGATGCTTCTAATCGTACAGCTAATTCAGCTGGTGATGGAACAACCACAGCTATAGTTTTAGCAGAAGCGTTTGTAAAGTGCGGTAACAAGCACATAAAACCAGAACACAATATTTCACAGGTTGTAAAATATACAAATGAAATTATATCAAGCGTAGTTAAAGATCTGGAGAAAGGTTCAAAAAAAATCACCAATAGTAGTTTGCTTGACGTTGCAAAGATCTCAGCAAATAATGATGCGGAAATAGGAAAGCTTATATATGATGCTTATAAGAAAGTAGGCAAAGACGGAATTGTAACTGTAGAGCGTTCTCAAAACCATGAGACATTTGCAGAAGTAACTAACGGTATAAAGATAGACAGAGGTTATGCTTCAAATCTTTTTATAAATAACCACAAGAAGGACGAGTGTATATTAGAAAATGTAAAGGTTTTAGTTTGTGACCAAGACATAAGTAACATACTTCAAATAGAGTCTGTGTTAAAACCAATCATTCAAAACAATGAAACTTTACTCATCATTGCTGACTGCGGAGTAAATGTGGTAAACACTCTTGCTGCTAATGTTGTAAGAAACGGACTTAAGCTTTGTAGTATACAATGTCCTTCCTTTGGTTATAAAAAACATGAGCTTATGCAAGACATTGCAATTACCTTAGGAGCTAAATATATTTCTGAAAAAACTGGAGATGATCTATCCACACTAAGTATTACTGACTTAGGACATGCAGATAAAATAATTGTAGGTAAAACAAATACCGTATTAATTAAGAACGAAGACCCAAGCGAAGAGATGCGTGTTAGAATTTCTGAACTAAAAGAACAGCAGTCTAACTTAAAAGATCCAGTAGAAAAAAAGTTTGTTGATGAACGTATAGCAAGTTTAGCTGGAGCTATCGGTTGCATCTACGTGGGTGGTAATTCAGATGTGGAGCAAAAAGAAAAATTTGACCGAGTCGATGACTCGGTGTGTGCAGTGCGTTCCGCACTTGAGGAAGGAATTGTTCCCGGTGGAGGTATTGCATTATTGAATTGTGCGAAAAATTTAGGACAGGAAGATAAAGCAAAAGAGTCAGAGTGGTTGGTGGCTAAAGATATTATAACTGAAGCCATGCAAGCTCCCTTCCAGCAAATACTAATTAATGCGGGAATGGATCCTGAAAAAATATTAGCAGATTTGAAAAAAAACAAATCCTTCGGATTTGATGTTAAAAACGAAGAGTATGGCGATATGTATAAAATGGGAGTTATAGATCCATTGAAGGTTACAAGGAACGCATTAATAAATGCAGTTAGTGTAGCAACAACCATACTTACTACAAACGCAATCGTTACTCACGCTCGTGTGGGTAATAGAGATCAAAGTAATAATAAAAATTAAATTTAATATAATGGTAATTCATAATCACTTATTTGAAATAGTAAGAAAAGAAAGACAAGAAATAGAAAAAGCAATAGCTTTGTTAACTAAAAATGGATACGTAGTTTCTTCAAAAGCGAAGACCTATGTTCAAGTTCCAGAAGAAAATGTAAATGCAAGCAATTAATAAATATATTGTAATAAAGAAAATAAACGAAGAGTATAAAACTAAATCAGGACTTCTTCTTTCTAACGAAGACGTTTCTTCATTAAGGTATCACAAAGGGGTTGTTCACAATCCTGGAACAAACGTAGACAGTGTTAAAAAAGAAGATGTAATATTTTTTGATAAAGCTGCAGGACACTCCATGATAATTAATGATGAAACCTATACAATCATAGAGGAAAGAGATGTTGTTGTGGTTTTATAACCTATCCTCTTGGTTTATTTTCTTCATGTATTTTCTATAAACCTTATCCCTGTATTTTACATCATGTTTAAATACTGGGTTGTTTACAGGGTTTTCAGGAAAATTCTTTCCGTTTAACTTGTCATAAATATTGTTTATCATTCTTTTTGCTTTATATGTCAGCTCATATAAGGCTGCTTGACTTCCTTTTTTTTCTCTCCACTTATGAATCCATCCGTCTTTTATTAATTTATAAAAACGATTATTATCCCAAGACATAAGCTCGTTGTATTCTTCAAACTGAGTTTTATTAAAAAGATGTTCGCTGTATAAAAAAAACATAAGCTCCATCTCTCCGGTAGTTATATTATATTTTCTTTTCGCCCAATACTTCACAACTTTCCAATATTTTAAGTAGTCGTGTTCGGGCTGTATACGCGAAGTGTTTCGGATAGGAATAGGCATAAAAAGTATTAGATTTAATTATTTATCTTTGTAAAGATACAAACAAAAATATTACAATGGCCACAATGACAAAAGCTGCGGCTCGCAGAAAAGATAAACTTAGTAGAAAAATCAACAAAGCTAATATCAAGGGTAATACCAAAAGAGCTACAAGGCTTGCGAAAAGACAGTCCAAAATTGTAAAAACCGGCAAAACCGGCGCAGGAAGAACGATTCAAAAAGTTAAAAATACTGCGGATAAAATTAAAAAGAAAGTAGATAAAATAAAAGGCAGCAAGCTTGGCAAGATAGTTACAGCTGCATCATCTACTTATAGTGCAATAAAAAAAGGAAAGTTTGATAAAGCCGCTAAAGGTTTAGCTGACACTGCAAAAGCCGTGACCGCAAAAAGATCTTATCCTAAAAAAGAAAAAAAGGTAAAAATGGTAGGAACAAAAAAACCAATGCTTACAACAGCAAAGAAAAAAGCTGGTGGATCTTTTGATAAACCGCTGAGCAAAAAACGCAAAGAGGGGTTGAAAAAAAGAAAAGCTATACTTCAAAAGGTTAGAAAGAAAGGTGAGGCTAAAGTAAGCGCTTCAATAAAACCTAAAATGGCTATGAAAAAACCCATGATGTCTTCTATGAAGAAACCTATGATGACGGGTGTAATAAAACCTATGTTGTCTGGAAAAAAGAAAACATCTAAATTGTCAAGGCTTGACAGAAAAAGCGCAAGAAAAGCTGCGGCTGCTCAAAGAAAAGGAGTAAAGCTGCGTAAAATGCAAGCTGAAAGAGACAAACTTGCAAGAGGGCTATATGATAAGCTTGGAAGAAAAGATTATTACAGCAAAGTAAAAGGTGATCCAAGTTCTCTGTCGTCTAAAGATAAAAAAACTATACGCAAAATAAATAAACTTTATAAGTCTGAAGGAAGAAAGGATAGAGCAATAAATAGAAAAGTAAGAAAAATTAATAAAGTTGCTAAAAAACAAGGTTCACCAAAAAGAATAGGCCGTCAAAGTGGCGATCCTTATAACAATTATAAACCATATAAAAGATAAATTATGCCAAGATATGAAAGGCTTATGAGAAGAGCCGATAAAAAAAGTGATAGAGCTGCCGAGCTAAGAAGCAAAGGTAAGTTCAAAAGAGCTGAAAGAAAATCAGACAAAGCAAGAAAGCTTAGAAGCAAAGCCAGAGGAATTACTTGCGGCAGAGGTTCAAGAAAAATAAGAGATAAAAGAGGAAGAGTTACTGGATGTGCGGTTAACAAACCAAGAAGAAGAAGAAGAAGATAATGGCAAGAAAAGGATTAACCTCTACTTATAAAAAATCTGTTCATGCTAAGAGACCTAATATTCACAGCAAGAATAGGCACACTAATAATGTAAATGGAAAATACTACTCGGGTAAAATTTACCGAGGGCAAGGAAGATAAACACATAAATTAATAAAACAATGAAACTACCAAAGTTAAACGCCATACAGAAAGCAAGAATGTCTATGGCAATGAACTCTAAAAAACCCAAGCTAAACGCTGGGTTTGACTCTTTACCAAAAGAGGTGCAGACTAAAATTCTAAAAAAGAAGAAGCCTAAGATGGCCATGAAAAAGCCTATGATGGCTATGAAAAAGCCTATGCTTACAAAAAAGGCTAAGGCTAAAAAAATGGTAATGAATGAAATTGGCGCTACTAAAAAAGAGGCTGGTAAAATAGTAAGAGCTGCAAAGAAAAGCGTAAGAAAAATGAAAGCTTCAGATAGAAAAGGTTTCAAAGGTGATGCTGTAAAAGGCAACAAGGCTGCTGCTTTAAGAAAAGCAGGTAAAACAAAAGCTGCTGAAAGAAAGTTAAAAGCTGCTAATAGAAAGTTTACTAAAGCAAAAAAGAAAAGAGCTCAGTCTGAGGCTGCAGATAAAAAAGGCAAAGCACTTGTTTTAAAGGCAGTTAAAAGACAAATGAAAAAAGGAGGAACAAAAGCGCCAAAAGACCCAGTCGGAAAGCGATTAAAAAAATAAATGTCTTTTAAATTAAAAAACATACACGAAGTATTTGGGTTTAGTAAAGAGTATTCAACAGGAGATTATAAGGTAGTTGAAACAGATCTTGGTAAACATACTCTTGGCACAATAAATCCAAATGGCGTAATTGAGATTGAGAAAAACATGTCTCCTGCACTAAAAAGAAAAGCAGTAAAACATGAGCTTGATCATTTGCGTCAAATGAAAAGCGGGATGCTTAGGTTTGATCATAATAATTATTATTACAAACCAGATCCTTTTAGCCAAATTGAAGTTATACCTAATAGCCAAATCAATACACACGATAGAGATTTGCCTTGGGAGGAAGACGCTCACCACTAACATTTAAAATATTATTATATTTGTATTATTAAAAACTTATTATTATGAAACAAGGTTATAACGCGAGACTTGATGAGTCTTTAGGAAACAAGCACAAAGGAAAGCATAAGCAATCCTTAAAAGATCGTAGAGACGAATCTAAGGCTATGTCTAAGAAAATGTATGGTCACTCTTATGGAGGAGATCACTCTATGGGCTACGAAAAAGGATACCCATCGAGCGTAAAAGGACATATTGGCGGACTTATTAGAAAATAATGAAAAAGCCGTTTCCAAAAATAAAAAAGAAAAACCAAGGAAAGTTTACAGCTTGGGCGAAAAAGAACGGCTTCAAAGACGCTTGTAGCGCCGCTTCTGCAGTTATGAAGAGCAAAAACAAATACTCTAAAAATGTTGTAGAGATGGCAAATTACGCAAACAACTTTGGATGCAAAATGAAAAAACCTAAAATGAGTTTAAAAAAAACTAAAAACCCAAAGTTTTTAGAACATTTAAACCCAGCAAAGGTAGTAGGAGATACTCTTAATTTTGGGAGATCTGTTGCAGGAGCTCAAGGAATAAAGCTTCCTATTTAAATTTAATATAATGAATAAAAGTAAAAAAAAGGTTATTGCTAAAAAAAAGGCATTAACCAAAAAAATAATAGTGGAGAAAAAAGAACCTACTAAGGTTGCCGCGGTTAAAACTTTCTATAAAGTACCTTACGTGCCCAGAAAAATAGATAGAGTTCCTCCTCCAAAAAAATAATAAAATGGGAAAATTATTAGTTAAGTTAGGATTTTGGATACAAAAAGCTTGGTGCAAATTAATGTGCAAGTGGAATTGGATTATATCTAAATTAATAGTGAATGTAAACGAATGTCCTGTAGCACAGTGTGTTTGTAAAAAACAAAAATAAAATGAAATCAAGAGGATTAGGCGACAGCATAGAAAAATTTACCAAAGCCACTGGTATTAAAAATGTGGTTACAAAAGCCTACAACGCAATGGGAAAAGATTGCGGATGTAGTCAAAGGAGAGACACTTTAAACCGTGTTTTTCCTTATAAAAAATAAAAGAGATTTTTAACCCTCAAAATATAAAAAATGGCATATCCAAAAATTACCGTAAACACCGGCTTAGCACTTCCAGTCATAGCTGCAGACTCAATACCAATACCTTATCCTGGTTGCCCACAACTAAAAGGAAATAATACAGCAAACACCACAGATAAACTTGTGGACGTAGGAGCTGATTTTTCTAATGTTGTGGTACACGATATTGTATATAACACAGCTACGGGAGGTATTGCAACAGTAACAGCAGTTGATAGCTCTACTATATTAGAGCTTAGTGCAGACATATTTACAAATGCACCAAACGATACTTACATAGTATTTCAGGGCGGACCAATATTTGAAAAAAGAATAGAGTCTTCTTCAAGCTGTTTATTGTATGTTGGATCAAATGCTACAGTAGCTGCGGTCGGAGATGAATATGTAGATGTATGTGTAGATACAGCTCAAGGAACAATACAGTCTCCTCACACCGTTACATTTAAAAACTTTAAAGTTGGCAACTATCTTCCAGTGCAAGTAAGAAAATTAAGAAGCGCAGGAAGTAGCACTACAATTAAAAATCAAGCATGTATAGCAATTTGGTAAGATGGCACAAAAAATAAGTGAAAATACAGAGGTTACATTAGATCTTAAGACTATATCTATGATAGTCGGGTTCACAGTTTCATTGTGCAGTATGTATTTTATTTTACAAGCGGACATTGCTCAGGCAATGGAAATGCCGAAGCCAGAGGTGACCAAAACTGAATTTACTTATAAAGACCAAATAATTAGAGACGCCATAATGACAACGCAGGACGATGTTAAGGAGATGAAGGAAACGTTAGCTAAGTTAGAAGAGCGCCTTTATGAAATTACAAAAGAACGATGAGAATATGGATAGTATTTCTAATTTTTTCTTTTTACAATCTTAATGCTCAAGAATATAAAGAGGATATTTCGATTGTACAATATAGCGCTCCGTTCACTTCAGAAGCGGAGGTTTCATTAAAAAAATTTAAATCATATAATATTTATCGGTTTTGTATAACTGAAAAACAAAAAGTATTTGATAAAGAAAAAATCAAATACCTTCCTACCGTTGTGCTTTATCACAATGGTAAAGAAGTTGTTCGGATTGAGAGCGGTATATCCTTAAAACTACCCGAAAATACCATAGAGTTGGTAGAGAAAGAAATAGATCAAATCCTTGAAAGTAAATTTTAAATATGAAAAAATTAATAATATACATATTAATATTATTTGCATTTAACGCACAAGCCCAGTTAATAGACACTAACAAAAAGTTAGAAAATAAATTAGTTCGTAAATACAAAACTAAAAACTTTATAGATAACCTTTATAAAAATGTTTTCAAATATGCTACTGTTTATGTAGCTGGAGATATTGGCAACGCCTATGAAACCCCTTATCCTGATTATTTTATTAGAACCAATCCTGACAATCTATATGCTATACCGCAGGTAATTGACGAGACGATTTATCATCCTTTTGATTACCGAATTGGTTTTGGTATACGTAAGCTTGCAAGGTTTGATTATGAAATAAAGGGTAGAAATTATTATGATGGTACAGAAAATATAAAAGCTTTATCAGCGCCCACGGCAGCTGTCAAAGGGTTTGAATACTTGGTACATTGGGAACAAGAAAGACAAAGATCAGACGTGTTTAACAACTCAAGATATTTTTTAAGGCACACCGGTAAATATCATATTGTAAAAATAGAGCAGCGAGAAGTAGGCAATATTGATTTTAAATATCAAAGCGCAGAAGTTAGGGCTCGTTTACCAATAGGAAAAAAGTTTAGTATATCCGCAGGTGTTATTGCAAGAACCCATCAAAAAGCTTTTGGATACAATCCAGTAGAAATATGGTTAAATGAAACTGATGAAAACGGAGACGCTTTAAATCCTTGGTACAGTTTAGGTTTTGAATATGGTTATGATGATTGGTATTATACATCTGAAGATCAAAATGGTAACGAGTTTTTTGACTGGTACTGGACCGATCCTAATGGAGAAATAATAGCATACACTGACAGGCAATTTAGAGATTTAATATTCGGGCAATTAATGAATCGTTATAATCAAGAACAATGGGCACAGCTTGATGCGTTTGCAGAATACGCGCCTATTGTAGGTTTTGATTTCTATCACTACAAGTCAAAATTTTGGCTTCACACTTATGCAAACTGGATTTTGCCGTATCATAAATATTTTAAGGGTAATGTCGACTTCAGTTATCTGCATCGCAATAGCTGGGGGCTCGGGGGCCACAACAACCAGTCTTCTGGCGAACAGTGGAGCGATTATCAAGGCGGGTTGATAGTTGGATGGAAAATTACAAAAACACTCGGAATATTTGTAGAGGCAGAATATACTAAGTTTTGGGACTCAGAAATATATAATAGTAGTGTTGGATTAAATGTAAGATTATGAAAAATAAAAAAACAATACCAGCATCTCAGCTTTATGCAAAAAATACAGTAAAACTAAAAGCTAAAAAAGGAAAGGCTTCTGAAAAGTTTAAAAGCAAAACTGTCGACATCAACAAAGATGGTAGCGGCACAAGTTATTTAAAATTAAAAACCAACAAAAGAGGCGCTTCTAAAGAAAGTTTTAAGGGTACTATAAAAAAGAAGAATGGTAAGTTCTACATGATGAAGTGTCCTGCAAATAAAAAAAAGGCATGTACTGAAAAAGAAATAAGTAAAGCTCGAGCAGAACGTTTTAGAAAAAGAATGACAAGAAAAGGAAAACGATTAACAAAAAGATAATGAAAAAAATATCCGAACACATAACATACGCTGAGTCCATACACTCTAATACAGCAAAAAGAAAAGGAATAGACAATACGCCGAGCGCAGCGCAGGTAGAAGTAATGAAGATAACGGCTGAAAAAATATTCGAGCCTTTACGTAAATTTGTAGGGGGGCCTATAAAGGTTACAAGCATGTTCAGATCTCCTGCTTTAAATGAAGCTATTGGCGGAAGCAGTAAGACAAGCCAACACATGAAGGGACAGGCAATGGACCTTGACGATGTCTATGGCCATAAAACTAACGCAGAAATGTATCAGTGGATTAAAGAGAATTTAAATTTTGATCAACTAATATGGGAGTTTGGAACAGATATGAATCCTAATTGGATACATGTTTCTTATGTCAACGACGAAGATAACAGAAACAGATGTTTAAAAGCATACAAGGAAAGCGGTAGAACTAAATATAAAGTTATATAATGGCAAAAAGAAAAATTAAAAAACCTGTTAGAAAAGTAGTTAGATCATCTACAGCTGTAGCATCCAGAGCGCCTCAAAAAGCTCGAAAAAAATTGCTAACAAAAAAACAAGCGGCGGCCAAGGCTGCTAAATTAAAAGCTGAGTCTAAAAAGTATGTAAAAATAAGACCCGAAGATTACAGAAAAGGGGGTATAGTTGGAGGTGGAATGATAGGTGGCGGCTCTCTGCTTAAAGGAGGAAAGGCAGTGGTTAAATATCTTTCAAAACAACTTGCAAAAAAGGGAAGTGTAAAGGCGGCGGATACAATTGGCCGTAAAAAACCAAAGATGTCAACAAAAAGACCAAAGAAAAGCAATAAGATATGTCCTGCTGGAATAGCCTGGGCTAAAAGAACTTTTGATAAATACCCGAGTGCTTATGCAAATATGGCAGCAAGTAAATATTGTAAAGATCCAAATTACGCAAAAAAAAGTAAAAAGAAATAATGCCTACAGTAAAAAGAAGAAGAAAAAAGCATTTAAGAAACCTTGAAAGAAATAAGTCAGGCAGAAAGGAAACTGTTAAAATGGGTTATTATACTGGAGGTAAAAACAATGAAAAAAATTATGCCGCACCTACTATAACATTCAAAGGTAAAGAAAAGGCAAGACCTCAAAGTTTTAATGAGGCTTTAGCGGCAGGTGAGGTTTATGAGTTTAAGTCAAAAAGAAGAGCAGAAAGATTTGCGGCTGGCTCTTGGAAAAAGGGTAAGGCTAAAAGAGAGGCCATGAAGGCTTACAGAAAAATGAAAAAAGAAAGAAGAAGACAAAAAAGAAATGGGTAAGTTAAAAGACTGGGTAAAACAAGACTGGGTTCGCATTGGCACTGATGGTAAAATCAAGGGCAAATGTGGCACGTCTAAAAATAAAAAAAACCCTGATCGTTGTTTGCCGAGAGCAAAAGCCGAAAGACTCTCTAAAAGAGCTTTAGCTAAAACCGCGCGCAAGAAAAAACGAGAAGGATCTTTAGGAAAGCAATTTGTAAAAAACACAAAAGAAGTTTCTCCAAAACTAATTAGAAAAACAACTAAAGGCAAAAGCGCAAATTATCGCCCAACTAAAAAAGGAGCTGGTATGACTAAAAAAGGCGTGGCTGCTTACAATAGAAAAACTGGAGGTAATTTACAAACTGCGGTTACTGAAAAAAAGCCCAAAGGTAAAAGAGCAGCAAGAAGAAAATCTTATTGCGCAAGAAGCTTGGGTCAGTTAAAAAGATCAAGTGCAAAAACAAGAAATAATCCTAACTCGAGAATTAGACAAGCTCGAAGAAGATGGAGGTGCTAATTATGGAAGAAAAAAAGAAAAAAAAATTCAAAGACACAACCGTCGGTAAACTGCTTTTAGGAGTTGCTGGAACAATAAACCCAACTTTGGGAAAAGTGCTTCAGGGTGTTACGGACCCTCAACAAGCATTTGAAGAAATTACAAAAGCCGATATACCTTCTGAAGATAAAATTAAACTACAACAACTACTCTATGAGTCTCAACAAGTAGAAATGCAGGAGGTTTCAAAAAGATGGACGGCAGACATGACAAGCGATAATAAATTATCAAAGTCTGTAAGGCCATTAACACTTATATTTTTATTTGTGTCTACGATATTGCTTATCTTTATTGACTCAGGATTTATTAACTTTGCAGTTGATAACGAGTGGAAGGAGCTTTTGAAAATGCTTCTTATTACTATCACTGCAGCCTATTTCGGTGGGCGTAGTTATGAAAAGGGTAAATCAATAAATAAGTAGTTAATGGCAAGAATATCGACATACGTAAAGGACACTAATATTGTTGCTGCGGATAAATGGATAGGTTCGGATTCGCAAAATAATTTTCAAACTAAAAATTTTACCGCAGGAGATGTTGCGAAGTTTATAAACACAGTAGGATCTGAGTCGCAGCTTTTTAGATACCAATATAGTCAATACACTCCCCCTGGAGGCGGCTTGCCGCGACCAGCAGAAAGCATATCTTTTGCAGCGGGCGGGGCTTTTACTGTTCCCTTTTCCGGAATATCTACTTTTGTTTTAAGTCAATATGCAGAAAATCAAGGCGGCCTTTCTATTAATGTGTCCACATGGTACACCTCACCCTTAACCGGGTCTGATGTGCTTATTACACAGTGTGATGATATTACAAATTGGGCTATTTATAAGTGGAACGGTGCGAGTCAAAAAGGAGGGGAACCAACTTTCTGGGACATAAGCCTAACTTACACTGCGGGTAACGGGGGCTTAACTGCAGAAAAAGATTATTTTATATCTTTGCTACAATATGCGGGAAGTTCTGGTGACAAAAACGAGGTAAGCGCACAATTAACAGGAAATAGCACTTATGTTGTTACTCACAATCTTAACAAATTTCCAGCAGTAAGCGTTAGCTTAGGCACTCCAGCCGCGCCTACTGAAGAAATTGGATGCGAGGTAACCTATATTAATTTAAATCAAGTAAGGCTTGATTTTACAAACAATTTTACAGGAGTAGCAATATTTAACTAAAAAAAATTATAAAAAAATGGCAATAAGATTTTTAAATGCACTTAATATAGACGGTACAGTAACCGCAACTATTAACGCTGATGCGAACGCTGGATATGATGGTATATTAGTATCAACCTCAGGTTTAATAGAAAGAAGAACAAAAGCAGAAATATTATCGGATATAGGAGCAGGAACAATGACTTCTTTTACTGTTGCGGCTGACACGAATACTGCGACAACTACAATATCTGACAGTGACACTCTTTCTATTTTAGGAGGCACAGGTGTATCTACAGTTTCTAATCCTGATGGAACAATTACAATTAATGCTTCAGGAAGTAGTTATACAAAATGGGTTCTTGCTGGTGACAGTGGAACCGCTCAAGATGTAAATGATGGAGACACCGCTACGTATAATGGTGTTAATGGTATAGTTACAGAAACAAAAGCTAACCGTATTCTTGAAATAGGATTTCCTATTGCCTCTCTAACATCGGCAACTGTGGCTGGTGGAGATTTAATAGCTATCGCAGATATTAACGATTCAAATAATATTAAAAGTGTAACCGCTCAAAGTATTGCTGACTTAGCTCCACAAGGAGATATAACCGCTGTTGAAAAAAGTACAGCCGCAAGCGAAGCAGGTATTAAGGTTACCAGCGGTACTGGCCCAATTCCAAAAATTGGTGTGGATATTATAGGTCAAGCAAATATTGGAGCAGGCAACTTAGCTGATGACGATGAGTTTCTTGTTCATGACGACACTGCGACACAAAATTTAGCCGTAACATTTAAAACTTTAAAAGATCAAATTCAAAGCGGGATAGCCGGAGATATTACATCTGTAATCCCTTCTACTGCCGATGCAAAACTGGGTATTACTATAGCCAATCAAACTGGTCCAATTCCTGAGGTTGGTGTAGACATAGCAGGACAAACTTCATTAGGCACTGGAGCTGATGGTGATTTACTTTTAATTTATGATTTAGATACTACCAAAAATAAACAAATAGCACTTAGTGCTCTTAAAACTTACATTGGAGCAATAACAAGTATATCATCAGGTAGTGGAATTAAAGTAACAACAGTGGGTGCAGCTGCTACAGTAGCGGTTGATTATACTTCAACAGGAATTATTGCAGATGCAAACAATGGAGCTTCGGTTACTATAGCTGATGGTGATTTACTTTTATTACAAGATATAAATGCAACATCTGCGTCTACTGCTACAGTATATGTTACAGCAAGTCAATTAAAAACATATATAGGTGCTGATAATTATGGATCATGGACTCTTTCCGATGGAACGACTACTCAAACTATTGGTAGTAATAATACAGTTCTTGTTCAACCAGATTCAGCAGACGGAAGAGAAGGTATTGAGGTAGCCGTAAGCGCAACAGACACTCTTACTATAGGTTTAAATTTAGACCTTCTTGATTTACAAACAACTGTTGATGAAGCTAATGATGAATTGGTATTTGTAAACAACGCGGATACTAAAAACGAAAAAATAGTAGTTAACAATATACACTTAAGCCAATGGGGTAAAGCAGAAGCAGATGTAAACATGGGATCCTCAGGTAGTGAATTTAGAATTAAGCATCTAAAAGCTGGATCAGACGATACTGATGCTGTAAACGTTGGTCAGTTAAATTCAGCCGTGTCAGGTGTAGGTTTATTCCAAGGAGGATATAACGCAAACACTGGTTTAACTACAGACCTTTCAACAAATGGTTCTTTAGACGGAGCAAGCAATATAGCTTTAGATAAGGGTGACTTCTTTGTGGTAACCGTAGATGGTACTGCATTTTATGGTGTAACTCTTGAGGTTGGCGATATGATTTACGCTAATCAAAATATTACAGCCAGCTCAGACCCAAATCAATCAGTTTATACTGTGGTTCGACAAGATGCAAATATTGCAGGAGTAGGCGCTACAGATGGAGCTACTGAAAAAGGAGTTTCTGGATTCGATAGTGCGATATTTACAGCTACCAGTAATGGTTGGATTCAATTAATTGATCAAAGTATTACGGAACAAACTTATGGTGGAGCATCTAAGTCTTTAAGTATAAACTTTGACAAATACGGTGTAGCACAATCGGCTGCTGAACAAGATATAGATATTACTGCATCACAAGTTAGTGACTTCTGTACTGCAGTAAGCACATGTATTGCGTCTAACGAGCAATACACTGCATCTATAGGTAACAATTCAGCTACATCAATAGCGGTAACTCACAACTTAGGGACTCGCGATGTAATGGTTCAATTATACGATAACACTAATTTTGATACAGTTTATGCAGACGTGGTAAGAACATCAACCTCTGTGGTAACTGTTGACTTTACAACGGCACCTGCAACAGCTGGTATAAGAATATTGATTACGAAGGTGTCATAAATATAATTTAATATGGCAATAAAATTCTTGGCAGACACAAGTACGGATGACGATATAAGTCTAAGTGGGACCCTTACTATTGGTAATATAGCTGCATTAGGCAGCACACCCGCAAAAATTCTTGTTGCTGACTCAAACGGTATTGTAGTGTCAAGAACCCCTTCTGAAATTAGAAGTGATATTGGCGCGGGAACTGGAAGTGGAACAGTTACTGGATCAGGTACTGCAACCAGGGTGGCGATATGGAACGGAACTACTGATTTAACTGACACGCTAAGGCTGGTGTTCGGTACTAATACAACTTTTTTTAACAACACTACAAGTACGCCTGTACAAATGCAGAATGATGGCGGGGTGGGTACTGTAAAATTTGAAGGTTCGGCTACTTCAAATTCATCAACTCTTCAAATTACACCAGGAGTAGTATCTAAACCAGGTTTAAATTTTGGAATGAGAAGTGGAACTGGAGCTCAAGACACCAATACTGGTATATTTAGTTCTGCTGCGGACAATTTAGAAATTTCTGCTGGAGGTAGCGAAATAGTCAACTTTAGCTCTTCAGGAACCAAATTAACAACGCTTAGTGCTTTAGGCACTGCGGCATCATCGTTTTTAGTAAACGACAGTAATGTAATTAAAACAAGAACAGCGGCTCAAGTAAGAAGTGATATTGGTGCAGGAACAAGTGATTATACTGGATGGAAATTAGATGGTGATACATCAGGTACTGTTGTTGGTATAGGAAGTGGGGATACAGTTGATTTCATTGGAGGCACTGGTATTGATTGTACTGCAGCTTCAGGAGCAAAATTAACAATTACAAATACTGCTCCTGACCTAACAGTTTCTTTAACGGGAAGCACCGGTATAAGTATAACTGGAACTTATCCATCCTTTACAATTACAGCAGATAATAATGGAACAGTTACCGGCACTGGAACTGCTAATACTTTACCAAAATGGAGCAGTTCTTCAGCCCTAACAGACTCGGAAATAACTGACACTGGAAGTCTTGTTAAAATAGGAAGCGACGCTTCAAGTCAAGAAACACTTTATATAGATACAGCCAACCGAAAGGTAGGATTTAGAACCTCTACGCCTGGCTCTGCTTTTGATGTAAATGGAACAATGCGAGTTAGGAACCAATTAAATGTTGGTAATACTACCGAGCAAAATTTATATGTAGACGGAAATGGTTCTGCGGGCGGTAAATATGTTAAAATGGGTAATTACGGTCAAGGTAATTACTTTGGTATATCAACTAATATTAACCAACCTAAATATGTTGCAGCGTTTGGAAGCGCTGGTAAGGTGGTTGAAGAAAGACGTATAATTACAATAAAAGTTTCAGGTAATGCCTTTAAAGACTTATCCAGTGTAGGAACAACATTAATAGCAGCGCCTGGATCAAACAGCATTATACTTCCTTTTGAAATTCTTATATATAAAGACACTGGAACAACTGGTACTGGCTGGCCATCAAGCTCGCCAAACTTTGGAGCTGAAATAGGTTTTTGCCAAGGAAATTCTCTTAACTGTAGTCTTACAAATGCTTTTGATGCGGTGTGGAAGTTACCAAGGTCTCTTGTAACTCAAACCGGAACTTGGTTTTGGTCAAGGAGTAGCGCAACATTGAATGAGGTGGGCGCAAATACTTTCCAGCTAAACAAAGCTTTACTGCTTAGATCCGCATCTAACTTAACCGCATTGCCAACTGCGGCTTGGTATATACAAATAAGATATGCTCAATTAAACTATCAAGCTGGTCTTGTAAACAATGTAGACATTAACAAAACTTCTAATGGGTAAAGTAAATTTTACTATATTTGTAGTATTGTATAATAATTAAATTTAATAAAATGGCAAAAACAATAAAGTTAAAAAAAGAAGAGTTAGATAGCGTACAATCTTTAAATCAAAAGTTTTTACAACTTAAAGTAAAAATAGCAGATGCAGAGATTAACAAAGCAAAATCTATTGCTGAACTTGACTTAGTTCAAGCAGAATTTAGTAAACTGGAATCTTCTCTTATTGAAACATACGGAAAAGACGCGACAATAGATTTAAGAACAGGGGAGGTTAAACCTCCAGAAAAAAAGAAATAAATGGCAAAAATTAGCAACACATCAGCATATCCAAGTATATCAAATTTAGATCCAGCAGACTACTTAGTTATTACGGATGCAGAAAATAGTCTTATGACAAAAACTGCAACTATTTCTCAAATTCAAAGTTTGTTTGGCATTGATACATTTGTGGCTAAGGTTGCTATTAATAGCGCGTCTTTATTAACCCTAAACACAACAGCAGCAACTTTAATACCGGCACCAGGAGCTTTAAAGGTTCTTGATGTTTTAAGTATAATGTTTTATTTAGACGCAGGTTCTGTTGCTTATGATTTTGGAACCGGAGCATTACCTATTAAAATAGGAAGTGAGCAAATAGCAAGTATTCCAAACAGCAACACAACTATAAACTCAGCCACTGATGCGGTTTTTAAACCAGAGGTTCCTTCTGGCACCAATGAAATTATAGCGCAAAACACAGCATTAACTTTAGAAGCCCAAGCAAACCCTACACAAGGTTCGGGCGTTTTATATGCTAATGTATTTTACAGAGTCTTAACAGTAGGCTCAACATTTTAATTAAATGGATATAAGAAAAATTTCTATTGGAGCAGACTATAAGTCTGGAGCTATGCACTATATAATAGGGCAGGATGTATTAGGCGGATCTTACAAGATTCATTTAATTCAAGCTGATGGCGACTCTTATAAGATTTGGATTATACAGGAAGAAGAGATAGTTTTATGGAAAGAGTTTAAAACTACCATGCCTATATCTTTAGAATATAATATAAATTTTTAATGAAATCCCCTTTTTGTTTTATCGTAACTCCTTACAATGGAAGGCGTTATGACAATATAAAATATTACGGTGAACATAAATTTTTCACCAGTACCTCGGAAGAAGACCATACGGTTTCTACAAGATTTGCAACCGTAATCGAAACCCCAATAAATTATAACGGTAAAATAAAAAAAGGCGACATACTTGTTGTGCATCATAATGTTTTCAAATATTATAATGATATTTATGGAAGACAAAAAAGCGGAAGAAGCTGGTTGATGGATGATTTATTTTTAGTTGACCCCGAGCAGTTCTATCTATATAAGCAAAATAATAAATGGTATAGTCATAGTAAATATTGTTTTGTTAAACCGATTCCAAAAAAAGATTTTTATTTAGATGGCGTCGGAGTTACTGAAGAGCCTTTATGGGGTGTTTTGAAATACACCAACGACGAATTAAAAAAACTTGGCGTTGAAGAGGGGGACGAAATTTCTTTTCAACCAAACAGTGAGTATATGTTTACAATAGACAATGAAAAACTATACCGTATGTTTACCAATAATATAACTATTTCAAATGGACAGTAAAGCATTAAAACTTAAAATTATAGCGGCAGGACAAAATGCTGTTGAAGAACTTATTAGTGTCGCAAAAGAAAAAATTGTTACAGGAACCGATGATGATGTTTCGGCAGACAGATTAAAAAATGCTGCTGCTACAAAAAAATTAGCAATTTTTGACGCTTTTGAAATATTAAAACGTGTTGAGGAAGAGAAGGATAAGTTAGACGGAAATCAAATTAAAAAAAATAACGTACCTAAAGGATTTGCAGAATCAAGATCAAAATAATATTTATTTTAAGTGTAAAGACATAATTCCTACACATGTTTTAAAGCGTAAAAATAAAGCGCATAGCTGGTCCTATGGTTATAACGAAAAGTATGACGTAGTCATAATATCTAAAGATGGAACTGTTGGCGATATAATTTATGTTTCAGGTGTTAGGATTGGACTGCCTAAAGCTCCAGATAAAATATTTAAAAGAAGCGATAAAAAAAAAGATCAGTATTGGGAAGCTGCAGAACTACCGTCTATATTAAAAAGAATTTCTACCATATTTCAGTGGCATGAAGCGCCTATTGATTTTAAAAACCAGTGGATAGATTACATAGAAGAAGAGTTTAATAGGAGAGAAAGCGGTTATTGGTTTATGAATAACGGCGATCCGGTGTACATAACTGGAACTCATTATATGTATTTGCAGTGGACAAAAATAGATGTAGGGCATCCAGATTTTAGAGAGGCAAATAGAATATTTTATATTTTTTGGGAAGCCTGTAAGGCGGACAAAAGAAGTTTTGGTATGTGTTATTTAAAAATAAGACGATCAGGTTTTTCATTCATGAGTTCATGTGAGGGTGTAAATACAGGCACTATAACAAAAAATGCACGAATTGGAATACTATCTAAAACAGGATCAGATGCAAAAAAAATGTTCACAGACAAAATAGTTCCTATATCTAACAACTACCCGTTCTTTTTCAAGCCCATACAAGACGGTATGGATAAACCTAAAACTGAATTAGCTTACAGAGTACCCGCATCAAAAATTACTAAAAAAAATATGTTTACTATAGAAGAGGAAACGCTTGAGGGTTTGGATACTACTATAGATTGGAAAAACACCTCTGATAATAGTTATGACGGAGAAAAGCTACAGTTGCTGATACATGATGAAAGCGGAAAATGGGAGAGGCCTGAAAATATTTTAAACAACTGGAGGGTTACAAAAACATGTTTACGTTTAGGTAGTAAAATTATAGGTAAGTGCATGATGGGGTCTACGTCTAACGCTTTAGATAAAGGCGGAAGTAATTTTAAAAAACTTTTTATGGATTCTGATGCCACTAAAAGAAATGCTAACGGGCAAACTAAAAGTGGTTTATATAACTTATTTATACCTATGGAGTGGAATATGGAAGGTTTTATAGATAGATACGGTATGCCTGTTTTAGAAACACCAGACACTGGGGTTTTAGGGGTAGACTCAGAGGAGATATATCAAGGGTCGGTAAACTACTGGAAAAATGAAGTTGAGTCATTATCTTCTGACCCAGACGCTTTAAATGAATTTTACAGACAGTTTCCGCGAACAGAGTCACACGCATTTAGAGATGAGAGTAAGCAGTCTTTATTTAATTTAACAAAATTATACCAGCAAATTGATTATAACGACACTTTAATAAAAGAACATTTTGTTACTCAAGGATCCTTTAGTTGGAAGGATGGAATTAAAGACAGTAAAGTGGTTTGGACTCCAAACAAAAGAGGTAGATTTTTTGTAACTTACATGCCAGAGCTAAGACTTCAAAATAATGTTGTTAGAAAAAACGGATTATACTATCCAGGAAACGAACACTTGGGATCATTTGGATGCGATTCATACGACATTTCTGGAGTGGTAGTTGGCAGGGGGTCTAACGGCTCTTTGCATGGGCTTACAAAGTTTTCCATGGAGGACATGCCGAGCAACCATTTTTTTTTAGAATATATAGCTCGACCGCAAACTGCTGAAATATTTTTTGAAGAAGTTTTGATGGCTTGTGTTTTTTATGGAATGCCTATATTGTGTGAAAACAATAAACCAAGATTATTGTATCATTTGAAAAACAGAGGGTATAGACCTTTTAGTATGAATAGGCCAGATAAAAAATATAATAAGTTGTCAAAAACTGAAAAAGAAATAGGAGGTATACCTAATACATCAGAAGATGTAAAACAGTCTCATGCGGCTGCTATTGAATCTTATATTGAAAAATATATAGGTTTAGACATGAATGGTGTAAATAGGGTTCAAGGGGACATGGGCGACATGTATCACCAAAGAACACTTGAGGATTGGGCCAAGTTTGATATATCAAACAGAACTAAATTTGATGCTTCAATTAGTTCAGGTTTAGCTATAATGGCTAATCAAAAACACTTATACACACCGACTAAAGAAAAAACAAAAATAAGCATTAACTTTGCGAGATATAATAACAGCAATAAAGTTAGTCGAATAATTAATAGATGAAAGACGTTACAATTAATTTAAAAGCGGCTGCATTTCCTAATGAATTTGCCACTGATGCACAGAAAGATACTTTAGAGTATGGTCTGCAGGTGGGTCAAGCAATACAATACGAATGGTTTCGAAAAGACAACGGGTCATGTAGGTATTTAAATATGTGGGGAGAATTTAACCGACTGCGTTTGTACGCAAGAGGTGAGCAGTCTGTGCAGAAGTATAAAAATGAAATTGCTGTTGACGGTGATCTATCTTATTTAAATTTAGACTGGACTCCTGTTCCTATAATTCCAAAGTTTGTTGATATTGTGGTAAATGGCTTAAACGATAGGTTATTTAAAATAAATGCTTTTGCAGAAGACGCAATGTCTGCAGAAAAAAGAAATACTTTTCAAAAAGCAGTTGAGGCTGAAATGATTGCGAAACCACTATTGTCTCAAATTGAAGAACAGTTTGACTTAAATGTTATGACTATGCAGGAGGCAGAGATTCCTGAAACGGATGAAGAGTTGGATTTATATATGCAAATGAAATATAAGCCTGCTGTAGAAATAGCTGCAGAAGAAGCTATAGATACAGTGCTTCAGCAAAATCACTATCCAGACATTAGAAAAAGAGTTGATTATGATATTACAACATTAGGAGTTGGAATGTGTAAGCACCAATTTTTGCCAGGACAAGGTATTCAGTTGGATTATGTAGACCCAGCTAATGTTGTTTACAGCTACACCGAAGATCCTTATTTTAAAGACTGTTTTTACTGGGGTGAAATAAAAACCATTCCTATGGCTGAGCTCGTTAAAATAGATCCAGAAATAACTAATGAGCAAATGGAAGAGATTGCTAAATACAGTCAGTCTTGGTACAACTATTATAACAATGCTCAGTTTTATCAAAACTCTTTATTTTACAGAGACACTTGTACCCTTCTTTATTTTAACTACAAAACCACTCACACTTTTGTTTATAAGAAAAAAGAAATGCCTGACGGTAGCTTTAAGGTTGTTGAAAAAGACGATCAATTTAACCCGCCGGCAGAAATGCAGAAAGAAGGTAAGTTTGAAAGGGTAGAAAAAAAGATTGAAGTTTGGTATGATGGTATTATGGTAATGGGCACAAATATTTTATTAAAGTGGCAGTTAGCCCAAAACATGGTTCGTCCTAAATCAGCAAGTCAACACGCATTACCAAACTACGTTGCGTGTGCGCCCAGAATGTACAAAGGAGCTTTTGAGTCATTAGTAAGAAGAATGATACCTTTTGCTGACTTAATTCAAATCTCACACTTAAAATTACAACAGGTCGTATCTCGTATGGTTCCAGATGGTGTTTATATTGACGCTGACGGGCTTAATGAAGTTGACTTAGGTACAGGTGCTGCTTATAATCCCGAAGATGCTTTACGTTTATATTTTCAAACAGGTAGTGTAGTAGGTAGAAGTTTTACTCAGGATGGTGAATTTAATAACGGAAAAGTTCCAATCAGTCCTTTAACTGGAAACAGCGGAAGTGGTAAAATGCAAATGTTAATAGGAAACTATAATCATTATTTAGATATGATAAGAACTGTTACTGGGCTAAACGAAGCTCGTGATGGATCTACACCTAACCCAGACGCTTTAGTTGGGACTCAAAAACTTGCCGCCTTAAATTCTAACACAGCTACAAGACATATATTAAACGCAAGTTTATTTATTACACAAAGATTAGCGGAGGGAATTGTTTTAAGGACTGCTGATGTTTTAGAGTTTGCTGAATTTAAAGATCAGTTTGCTATGCAAATTGGTAAATACAACCTAAACCTTTTAGAAGATATAAAGAATTTATATTTATATGATTTTGGAATATTCTTAGAACTGGCTCCTGATGAGGAAGAAAAAATGATGCTGGAGGCTAATATACAAATGGCTTTATCTAAAGAAGATATTAATTTAGAAGATGCGTTAGACATAAGAGAGCTTCATAATCTAAAGCAAGCTAATCAGTTACTTAAACTGAAGCGTAAGCAAAAAGTAGAAAGAGAGCAAAAACAACAAATGGAAATGCAAGCCATGCAAGCTGAACAACAACAGGCAGCAATAATGGCTCAATCTCAAGCAGAGCAGCAGAAGAAATTAATGGAGATGGAAAACGCTATGCAGCTTAAGCAAGCTGAAATAGGCATGGAGATAGAAAAGATGAATAACGAGGCTATGCTAAAATCTCAGCTTATGGAAAAAGAATTTGCATTTAACATGCAGTTAAAAGGTATTGAGCAATCACAAATAGACCAAAGAGAGGCAGCAAAAGAAAAAGGTAAGTCAGAAAGAATTACAATGGCTAACTCGCAACAATCAAGATTAATTGAGCAAAGAAAACGAAATCTACCGCCAATAACTTTTGAGTCTAATGAAGACACTTTGGATGGCTTTGATCTTGCTCAATTTGGACCTAAATAAAAAAACTCAATGTTTAGTGATTTTAATTTAGAAAAATATAAAAGAACTACGTTCCCCCCAGACCACAGTCTAAAAACTTTAAACGAAATAAAGCAGCTTATAAATAAACCTGTAGACATTTCTTATTCTCAAAAATATGATGATGTAAAGAGTTCGTTTGAAAGATTATTTAAAAACAGAACACGTAAGTTTCCTGAAAAACTTGTTGACGATTTATTAGAGCACTCCAGGCCGATAATACTAAAACTAAAAAATTACCACAATCGAAAAAGGCCGAACGAGGTGGCGAAAGATTTTAACATAAACCTTTCATATAATTATATGAAAAGCGCACAAACCCCAGCGTTTCCTTCAGGACATTCTACACAATCAAAACTAATAGGACTGGTTTTAAGTGACCTATATCCGGAAATGAGACAGGAGTTTATGCAGACTGCAGAACACGTTTCACAAAGTAGAATAGCCGCCAGAGTTCATTATGAATCTGACAAAAAAGTAGGAGAAAGCTTAGGGGAGTCTTTATATCAACACTTTAAGAGCGCTTAAAAACAATAATAAATTAATGTTTAATTTTGTATAAAATTTAATCAAATGGAAATAAAAGTAAAAGCAGTGGACGGCAACACTCAAAAATCACAAGCCGAAATAGAAGAGCAGTTATTAGAAAAACATAACTCTCAAGAAGAATCGAAAGAGCAACCTCAAAAGGTTGAACAAGTAGAAACAGAAAAGGATACTCCGGAAACACCGGAAGTTGTGGCTGAAGAGCCGCAGGAAGAAAAAACTCCCTCGTCAGAGTTAAATGACGAACACGTTCTTTCTTATATTAACGAAAGATATAATAAAGAAATAAATTCTGTTGATGAATTATTTGAAACGAAAGAATCAAATCCAGATTTACCAGAAGATATTAAATTATATTTTGATTATAAAAAAGAGACCGGACGTAGTATTGAGGATTTTGTAAAATTACAAAAAGACTACAGTGCTATGGACGATGATTCTGTTTTAGCTGACTACTACAGCATTCAAGAGGAAGGTCTTGATGCTATAGATATTCAAGACGTTATGGATGACAAATTCGGATTCGATGAAGAAGAAGATGAGCCCAAAGATGTTAAGAAGAAGAAATTAGCTAAAAAAAGAGAACTTGCAAAAGCGAGGAAATTTTTTAACGAACAGAAAGATAAGTATAAAATCCCTCTTGAGTCAAGTGGGGGTGGATTATCTGAAGATCAAGAAAAAGACCTTAATGCTTACAAGAATTATATTAAGGAATCAGACTCTCAAAAGGAGCGCCAAGCTAAGGCTTATGATTATTTTAAAAAGCGTACAGGAGAAGTATTTAACGATAATTTCAAAGGTTTTGAATTTAGCGTATCTGACGACAAAAAAATTAGTTATAAACCAGGAACGGCTGAAGAGCTAAAAAACAAACAGTCTAATGTTAATAAATGGCTTGAATCATTTTTAACTGAAGATGGGTTGATTGACAATGCGCAGGCTTATCATAAAGCTATGTCGGTTGCAATGAATCCTGAAAAGTTTGCAAAGTTTTTTTATGAGCAAGGTGTTGCTGCAACAGTGGATGATGTAGCAAAAAAATCTAAAAACATCAATATGGATGTTCGTAGAGCCCCTCAATTAAACACAAAAAATAGCTTAAAGATTAGACCGGTTGGCGATACTTCGAGTGGAAGAGGACTTAAAATTAGAAGTATTAAAAAAGTTTAACAATTAAAATTAAAAATTATGGCAGTAAATTTAGCCCCAGGTTTCGATTTACAACCTTCTGCGCAACAAATTCCGTTGGAGCAGAATTATATCAATAATTTTGATTTCTTGAATCAGTATCTACCTGATACTTATGAAAAAGAATTTGAAAGATATGGTAATCGAAGCATTAGTTCATTCCTACGTATGGTAGGAGCAGAAATGCCTTCTAACTCTGACCTTATTAAATGGGCGGAGCAAGGAAGATTGCATATTAAATACACAGGATGTACTTCAGCAGCAGCTGCAGGTGCAGACGCAGGTGCAGTTTGGACAATTCCTAACAACGCAGGTAACTTTAACCCAGGTATTACAGTACCTACAGGAGCAAGTGGAGCGCGTAACGTGTTAAGAGTAGGACAAACAGTTATGATTTCAGACAGCACGCCTGGATCAAACCTTACTAACAAAGCAGTTGTAACTGCTGGACCAACAAATGCTAACCCAAACACTTTTACAGTAGCTTATTATGAAGCAACTGGACAGGCAGTAGCAGCGGGTGTAGCTTGTGATGTTTTCATTTACGGTTCTGAATTTAACAAAGGAACAAGCGGAATGGAAGGATCTTTAGAAGCTGATGATTTATTTTTTGATAATAAGCCAATTATTATTAAAGACAAATATTCAGTATCTGGTTCTGACATGGCTCAAATTGGTTGGGTTGAAGTAAGTGGTGAAGATGGCGTAAGCGGATACTTATGGTATTTAAAATCTGAGCACGACACAAGATTAAGATTTGAAGATTACATGGAAACAGCTATGATCGAAGCGGTTCCAGCTGACGCTGGTTCAGGAGCGGGAGATTTCTTCCAAGGAACAGGTGCTGGTTTATCAGCAGCTAACCTTAACGGTTCTGACGGTGTATTTTATGTGGTAGGCTTAAGAGGTAATGTATATGGTGGAGGTAATCCAGCTGTATTAGCAGACTTCGACAGCATTATTCAAAGATTAGATAAGCAAGGTGCAATCGAAGAAAATGTTATCTTCGTAAACAGAAACTTCTCGTTTGACATTGACGATATGTTGGCTGCTCAAAACTCTTATGGAGCTGGTGGTACATCATACGGATTGTTTGACAATGACGAAGAAATGGCACTAAACCTTGGCTTCTCTGGATTCCGTAGAGGTTATGATTTCTATAAATCAGACTGGAAATATCTTAACGATCCTACTATGAGAGGTGGTTTAACTGCAGGAGCAATCAACGGACTTTTAGTTCCAGCTGGTTCAACTTCAGTATATGACCAAATCTTAGGTAAAAACGCTAAGAGACCATTCTTACATGTAAGATATAGAGCTTCAGAAGCTGAAGATAGACGTTACAAAACTTGGATCACTGGTTCGGCTGGTGGAGCAAGAACATCATCTTTAGATGCAATGGAGGTTAATTTCTTAACTGAAAGAGCAGTTTGTGTTTTAGGAGCAAACAACTTCTTCTTATTCCAAGACGCATAAGAAGTAAATTACTAATATCTTGGGGGTGGCCTTCACCCCCAGGTATTTTTTATTAATAAAATTAAATTTAAATAAAATGAAAAAGGCAAAAGAAAAATTTGAAAACAAAGCCTATAGATTGTTAGGCAAGGCAGCACCGCTGTCGTATATGTTGGCTTCTCGCCATACACGAAGATCCCCCTTATTATGGTTTGATGAAGAAAAAGGTGTTAATAGACCCCTGCGCTATGCGCGTAATCAAAAGTCACCTTTTGAAGATGAGCAAGATGGAAATGCTGTTTTAGAACCTATTGTGTTTGAAGACGGTATGTTACAAGTGCAGAAGTCTAATCAAACTTTACAAAAGTTTTTATATTATCACCCCTCAAATGGAAAAGTTTTTGAGGAAATCAATCACGCAAAAGATGCAGCCCAAGAGCTTGCTTATGTAGAGCAAGGATTGGAAGCGCAACTTATAGCTAAAGATTTAAAAGGAGATAAATTATTAACTGTATGTAGAGTTCTTATGGGTGGCGCAGCAGATAATATGACTACGCCTGAATTAAGAAGAGATGTATTAATATACGCGAAGAATAGTCCTGAAGACTTTTTAGAAACTGTTCAAGACCCTCAGTTAGAATTATATGGAGACGTTGTAACATTCTTTAATAAAACCTGGTTGATATTAAAAAACAACGGCAAGGATGTTTATTTTAATTTACCAAAAAATAAAAATAAGCTTTTATCTGTTCCGTTTGGAGAAGACCATTATTTTATTGTGGCTTCATTCTTCCAAGACGACGATGGCATTGAGACTTATAAACTACTAAAGAAAAAGGCTGAAAAAAAATAGTTTAGCTTTTGTATCTTTGTACTTTATTAACCCTTAATGTTATTATTTATTATGGAAAAATTCTTACAAATCCCAGTAACAAACGAACAAAAACAAATCGTTTCTATTCTGGATGTTAAATTAGTAGAACAAGCATCTACTACAACCGTTACTTTAGCCTATGGCTCTGGTAAGGTTGTCACTATAACTTATACTAATGCTTTAGGAGCAGGAGTAGAAACTTATAGAGACGAAGTGCAAGACGCTATTGTTTCAGCCCTCGCGACAGGTTGGACTACTGTAGCTGTAGACTACATTCCAAGTGACGCTGTCACTGGTATAGCTATATCTTAATGTATAGTTCAATGCAAAAGTATGTTGAGGTTTCTGTTCAAGATGTCGCAGTAACAGGAACATCTACCGCAGATCAAAGCGGAAACAATAAAGTTGAGGACACTGGAGCGTTTGCTTCAGGAGTTGCTGTAGGAGACATCTTACACGACACGTCTGATGATAGAATGTATACGGTTTCAGCTATTGATAGCGCCAATGTATTATCTTTAACTGCTATTGGAGCAACACAAGGTAATGGCGTAGGCACTGGTAAAAACTTTATTATTTACTCTGCCACTGCGTCTTCAAAACAATTAATAGCTTCAGATGGAGTTGTTCTTGTTGAAAACGCTGCCGCCGATCCTATAAATAGCGAAGTTAATATTCAATATTGTGGATCAAGCGGAATCGTAGTTAAAATTACTCACGCAGCAGTAGCTGCTGGTGATGAAGCTATGAGAGATGGATTTGAGGACGCTGTAAGCGCTTCTTTAATTCAAGCATGGCCAATGGTAAAATACTCATGGTCTTTACCGTCAAGTTTAATTTTAGATATATCAAAAGTTTAATCTGAACTTAACCAAAATAGAGAGAGGGGTCTAAAAAAATTAGGCCTCTTTTTTTTTGTTATCTTTGTAAAAAGATTAATGGATGATAAACTCAATTAGAAACACGGTACTTGCAGTAGCTAATAAAAACAACTACGGCTATATATCTCCTCAGGATTTTAATTTATATTGCTTACAAGCTCAGATGGATATATTT